AAGGGTCTGTGTTCTGTGCTATACTTGCCTTACAAGCCTTGAAAGGGAGGAATCTACAATGGCTAAAAGTAAAATGACAACGTGCAAGCACTGTGGCGCAGAGATTGCCGCAAGTGCAAAGGTCTGCCCTCAGTGTGGCGGTAAAAATAAGCCGCCCATCTACAAACGCTGGTGGTTCATTGCCATCATTGTTCTGATTGTATTGTCTGCTATTGGCGGCTCTGGTAGTAGCTCTGACAGCTCTGCAAGTGGCAGCAAAACAACATCTAAGGCAAGCACATCCGCCGCTTCTTCCGTTGCATCTGTTGTGCCTGAAATCAGCGAAGACGATTACAAGGCAGAGTGCCAGACTGTGGACTATAAGGAACTGTGCCGTTATCCTGAAAAGTATGAAGGGACTAAGATTGTAGTCAAAGTAAAGGTCTCGCAGATTATTGACGCAAACTTCTCCGGTAGCGAGAAAGCATGGAGAACTTACACGGACAACAGCGGATATGGCTTCTATGCTGATGACGAGTATTATATGCTGGATAAGCGTGGCGGCGATGCTGTGAAGATTCTGGACGATGATATTATCACCGTCTATGGTGAGTTCACCGGGCTTGAAAAAATCACCAGAGCATTGACCAGCACTACCGATGAACTTCCTCGCATTGAAGTCAAGTACGCAGACCTTGTGGATGAATAAGGAGAACATAATGGAAAACAAAACGGCTAAGACCTGTCCTGAATGTGGTGGCAAAAACAGAAAATATGTAAGTGCTGGCAAAGTTGTGCTTATAGTTGTCATGCTTATTATATTTGCTTACCTTGAATTTATGCTTTCCGCTTCGTTCGCAGCGGGTTAATCTAAATGAAAAAGCCAGCGGCTAGATGTTCTCTAACCACTGGCTTTTCTATTGGACTATTTCACGGAGCGCAAAAATGTGCGCCGTATGAGTTTTGCTCAAAAATGAGCAAAACCTCAATTATCCGTTTCTACGGATGCTTGCATAAAGCAAACGGAACGTCTCACGGCCTTTCGGCGTTACTCTGGTCTGTACGCCACCGTGCTTGTTCTTCTGGTTACAGTATTCCTTTACCGCAAACAGACCTTCACCTTTGCCAGCTTTCGGCAGGATGCCCTTGCTCTTGTCACGGTAGATGTAACCGTCAGAAATAAGCATCTTGATGAACAGGCGTTCAGGAATGCGCAGTTCCTTTGCGGTAGAGCGGAAGTTGGTAGACACGTTCCACGCCACGAGGTCGTCGAAGTAGTCTGCTTTAGGCTGCATCTCCTCGTTCTTCTCGCAGAGCTGCTTGTTCTGCATCTGCAATGCTGCACTATTTTCCTTCTCGGCCTTCATGTTTTGAATCAGCCCGATCACAAAGTCCGGGTTGGCAATAGCCGTCTCCAACAGGTTGTCGGTCATGTACATCCCATGCTTGCGAATGGACGGCAAGACCTCGTGAGTGACCCAGTGCTTAAACCGCTGTGCGCTTTCCAGTTTGCTACTGAAAATCAGACTGTATAGGCCGGATTCGTTAATAATGATAATAGGCTGCTTACCACCGGGGGTGTCCATTTCGTTCACCCCTCTGTCCTGTTCATCAACGTGGTCACGGATGGCTTTCTGCGGGTTATTGTAGCCTAAAGCCACCGCAATGTCCTTGCCAACAAACCAAGGGTCATCGTCAATGAGCATGACGCGGATTTCGCCAAACTCGGCGTTGTTGAAGATTTTGACGTTCTCAGACAAAGAAAGTTGCATTAAAAAGCTCCTTTTCACTTGTGAGAGAAGCAATTTTCTGCTATAATAACGGCGAGAGAATGCTTCTCTCAGGGTTTACATGATACGTTCGCTGTGGTCGGCAAACTTTAGCGGACGTATCATTTCTTTTCATTAAGCATCGGATGAAGCAAGAAGAACGATTCTCGCAGCGCAGAAGACAAGGAAACCATATTCTTGATGCAGTAGTCTTGCAAGTGATTGAACTGGCGTTCCGTCAAGCTGATAGTTAATGTGCGATTGTATCTCTCAGCATAAGGATTGCTCATATTAGCCCACCCCCTTTCGATTGTTGGTGATATTAGTATAACTATGTTTTGTGCTAAGTCAAGGTATGAAACACTATCCGTAGTACTGCTATCTGTACTATCTTCCCGTTTTCTACATTTCGCACAAAACTTAGCTATCCTTTTTGGATGCTCCCGCTTCGTACCCTGCCCGGTAGTTCAGTTCGGACAGTTTACCCAGCGCTTCTGCGTACTCCCTGTCCTCGCTGGTCGGCTCTTTGCCGTGTGCGAAGGTTTTCAGAAATTCTTCGGTTGTCGTGGGAAAGTTCATGTTTTTTCTCCTAACTCTTGCGGAGAGCAGCCCTTTTTGGTATAATAGATTCCGAAAAGGGAGACTGCCCCCTTGGTGGTTGCAGGTTCTCGTTTCGTGATGTGGATAAGCTATCAGCGTTGCCGTCCAAAGTTCCGCTGGTAGCTTATTTTTTTATGCCTTGATGTTCTCAACGTAGGATGCCACCCACTCGATACCCATGCGGATAACATCGACCTTTGAGATGCCCAATGCCTTTGCGCTGCTTTCCATGCTTGCGATCTGGCTCTCAGTAAGCCGGGTGCTTATCATGCGCAGCTTATCACGTTCCGAGGTTTCTGCTCGTCTTGCCAAGCCTATCACCTCGCTTTCGCTGGAACAAGTATAAAGCATGAAAATATGCTTGTCAATACCCAAAGTTTTATGGAAATGAAGTTTTGAAGAATTGCTCCTTATTATAGAAAATTTTCTACCTGATTGTGATTAACTAAGTAAACACCCTTATACTACTCTAGTATGTATAAATACATACTAGAGTATATTTATATAATATATAAAAATAAACGCTTGACATTTCCATGAAAACATGGTAACATGGATACAGAAAAAGAGCCGTTATAAGAAAGGGGAAATTAAAATGACTGTCACCGAAATCATTAAAGATATTATGATTAAGAGCCGCCCTCCTAAAACGATGGAAGTTCTTGCTAACGATATGGGTTACAAGTCTGCTTCTGGCGTTGGAGAACGTTTGAAGGGCAACAATATGTCTGTGAAAAAATTATGCGAATTTGCAGAAGCACTGGATTACGAAGTCATTCTTAGGCCGAAAACCACGAAGGAACTGGATGAATACTCTTATAAAATCAAAATTGACAAGTAACGGGTGATTGCAATGCGTTATTTCTTAGCGAGAGTGTCGAGCAAAGAGCAAAATCTTGCAAGACAGCTTAAAATCGCACGAGATCGGTTTGACATTCCGGACGAGAATGTATTTTGTGATAAAATGACAGGCAGCAGCTTTGATCGCCCGCAATATAAACGATTGAAAGAGACTGTCAAGGCTGGGGATGAAGTCATCGTTAAGGAATTTGACCGATTCGGGCGTGACAAAGACGAAATGAAGCGAGAACTTCAATGGTTCAAAGAAAAAGGCGTGATTGTTCGCATTCTCGACATTCCGACCACGCTTATTGACTTCCAAGACCAGACATGGGTGCTAGAAATGGTAAACAACATCCTTATTGAGGTTTTGGGCGCAGTAGCTGAACAGGAGCGCAAGAAAACCAAGCAGCGTCAGGCAGAGGGTATAGCTGCCATGCCCATTGTTGATGGCAAAAGAGTGTCGGCGAGAACAGGCCGTAGCTTCGGCAGACAGGAAAAGCAAGTTGACGAGCAGCAGTTTGAAAGCCTATTAAAACAACAGCAAAAAGGCGAAATCACTGTAAAAGAGTGCTGCAAGCAGCTTGGCATCGGGAAATCCACTTGGTATGAGCGTGTCGAAAGATACGCAAATAAAAATAGCGGCAGCCCAACCACAAGCCACCGCTAAGAGTACACCAAACCAACCAAAACAGGAAAAAGAATGGTGCAACCACAGTATACCATTCTTTTCTCCAACAGGCAAGAGAAAAGGAGAACAATATGGAAAAGCAAAAACCGTTTTATTGGGATTTTATCAAAAAAGATGCAGATTTGACATTTCGTTCGGTTTTCGATTTTGTAAACTGCAAAGATTTTACTTCCTTTATGCTGGAATGCCAATCTAAGAAATGCAATGTTTTGTTTTATGATGAAAACATATTTTTTGATTTCAAGAAAGAAGGCCCTTCCGAAACGTTTAAGCGGCAAATGAGAGTTGCTCTTCTTACATTTATTTTGGAAAGCATTTCCGCAATAACAGAAGATTATCTTGCGTATTTTAAGAAATACGCTGGATGGAAGAGCGATAAAACGTTTACTCCTACCTTAATCGAAAAGAAGGAAAGACTTGACCGCGAAACGTGGCTTGATGAGCAAGCGAACATTATTTGACCCGCCAGACATGGTATCGGATTGCTGAACAGAACAGGTGAAAGGAGTAAGAGCCTATGGATAAGTGGAACAACAGAAACTCGTATGACTGGCTTGCGGGGGCAGTCGTTGGATTGCTTACCGGGTTCTTCATCGTAGTTGTGGTTGCGAGGTGCGTTTTGTGATACTCAGTGACAACATGAAGCATCTGATCGACACGCTGAACACCTATGAGCCAGACCTTCCGAATGGGTTCTATTCTGTAAAAGCCCTGCAAGATAAGCTAGACTTCACGGCACAGTTCGTTCTTGAATCTCTTGCCAACGATGGATTGATACGCTGGGGTGATACGCAGCACACGGCGTTCTGGCTGTTGGAACGTGCTAGAAATTACAAGAAAATCCATAGGCTGGAAAAGATTGAACAGTGGAAGGAACGTGCGATAGGCTTTGTTTGCGGCGTTCTGACAAGCGTTGTCGCAGGTGCGATTAGTATTGTGTTGGCTGGCGTTTTCAGCTGACATTGTTCACAACCTAGAATAAAACCGAATATTTGATTTTTGTGCAGTTGTAGGCACTCTTTACATTTTCAGGTAGGGGGTGCCTATTTTTTATGCAGCCAAAACAGTGCATTGCCATCATTGACAGCATCAAAGTGTATGCAAAGCAGAATCCGACCGAAGCACAGGTCTATGAGGACTGGTTTCAGGCGGTGGTGAACCTAAGAGATGCCCTGCCGCAAGACAAGCGGTTCGATGCCTACAAATACTCTGGTGAACTGCGCTCTGTCTGTGCAGCCATGATGGGCAAGATGAAAACAGGCGAGGACGTGGCAAAGGTCTATGATATTATCAGCCGGACGTACCTGTTTGAAGCAAAGGATGTGTTTGACAGCTATTGCATCTACCTTGAATGGAATCGTGCGCCGGAGAAGAAGTTTTATCAGCCTAGACGCAGAGTACTGAAAGTGCTGGCAGACGACCTAGAGGACTTGTTTTATAAGCGGATAGATTTCTTGGGGGTCAGTTTGCCTGCTCGCGTTGGCAAGTCCACGCTGTGCATTTTCTTCATCACATGGCTTATGGGCAACCGCCCGGACGTTGCATCGGTCATGAGCGGGCATTCTGACAAGCTGACCAACGGCTTTTACGGCGAAGTGCTGTCTATCATCACTGACCCTGTGACCTACAACTGGGGCAAAATCTTTCCTGATGTTCAGCTTGTGGATAAGAGCGCAAAGGACGAAAGTGTTGACCTGAACCGTAAAAAGCGATTCCCAACCTTAACTTGCCGCTCCATTGGCGGTACGTTGACTGGTGCTGTTGAAATCGGAGAGGGCGGCGTTCTGTATAGCGATGACTTGATCGAGGACTTGGAGGAAAGCCTGAACGTTGAGCGTCTGAACAACAAGTATGATGCTTACCTGAACCAGCTAAAAGACCGCAAAAAGCAGGGCGCATTGGAGCTGATGGTCGGTACTCGATGGAACGTGCTTGACCCTCTGGGGCGCATCCAAAACCAGTACGCAGACAATCCAAAGTACAGATTTCGGGTGATTCCTGCTGTGGACGAGAACGGGCACAGCAATTTCAATTATGACTACGGTGTTGGATTCGACGATGCCTACTATGCCGATATGAAAGCCAGCATTGACGATGCAACATGGTGGGCAAAGTACATGGGTAAGCCCTATGTGCGTGAAGGTCTGCTGTTCCCTGCCGATGAACTTCGATACTTTAACGGTGTTCTGCCTGATGGTGAGCCTGATCGCAAGCTCATGGTCATGGATATTGCATGGGGTGGCGGTGACTTCACCGCTTGCCCTATCGCCTATGTGTATGGTGATGCCGTGTTTATTCCTGACCTTGTGTTCAATAACGGAGACAAGACCGTGACCAGACCGGAAGTCGTGGGCAAAATCATCCAGCATAAAATCAACGTGGTGCGCGGAGAAGCCAACAACGGCGGCGATGAATATTGTGACGTAGTGGATAGCCAGCTCCGGCAGCAGGGATACCACTGTTCTGTCCGCAGCCAACGTGCGCCCAGCGGTCAAAGCAAGCTGTCCAGAATTATTCAGTATGCGCCAGACATCAAACGGTTCTATTTCCTTGACGAGAAACACCAGTCAAAAGAGTACAAGGCGTTCATGGAGCAGGTGACGATGTTCACGCAGCTTGGCAAAGTTCCGCACGATGATGCACCGGACAGTCTGGCACAGCTTGCCGATGAACTTTACAACGGAATCAGTAAAATTGAGCCTGTCAAGAGGCCTTTTTGATTAAAAACACAATATATTGTGTTCGCTGGGTCTATTTATTTGATTTCACTACTTGACAAGGCTTATAATGTACGCAGGAAGTTTTGCAGCTTCCCTTAAAGGAATAGCTTGCACGCGGGGTTTTGTCATTTTACTCGCGTGCGTGTCAACAAGCATATTCCTCCTTTCACCGGTGGAGGTTTTCTCACTCTTTCGCCTTCACCGGGCTTTATATGTTGCGTTTCCGATTGTAAGGGGAATGCCAGCTTGTCTCCCCCCACGGCTGGCAAGCAACGGTTCGATTCCGTTACGCAGCACAACGATTCACTTCTGTTTTCATGGAAATTTTCCTTTTACAACCTCCAATCGTTATTCCCGGCTCTCGATGAAATGGGTTTTGTGACATTTTACCATTTCAAAGAGCAACGATGAATTAAGCCGGGTACATGACACAGAGTGGAGCAGTCTTGTAGCTCGTCGGGTTCATAGCCCGAAGGTCGGTGGTTCAAATCCATCTTCTGTGTCCATCAGCGATTTGCTCCAGTCGGGGCAATCGTGGCTTTTGACACCCGACAAGTCAGAGCCTAGCATGACTGGTAGTGCGAACAGTTTCCCAGTAGCTTCTGACAGGGCTGTGCTAAACAGCCTGTTTCCAGAAATTCAACGAAAGGAGTGCTCATGCTAGTTAGAATTTGTTGCCCTTGTATCAGGCAGAATCCAATCTATAAGAACGTCCGCTGCAACCGCTATCTTGGCGAAGTAGACGGACGATACCATTTCAAGTGCGACAGATGCAAGGGCGTTATCGAAGGAGATACAAGGGAAGGATGGGTGAAAATCATCCATCCACCGGAAAAGTAAATAGCTTTTGAAGCGCAGTTTTGGCGCAGTGAGATAGACCTTAACAGGTTTGTCTTGCTGCGCTTTTTATTTTGCCGGAAAGGAGGAAAACATGGCTGAGTATCAGATGGTCGTTGGCGGCTTTTTGAATAATCCGCTGACCGGACGAAGACCGATTGAAACGCCGGAGACGGAAATCAATCGGGAGAATGTGCTGAAAGTGGTCATGGGCAAGGCAGAGCCTATTCATCTGTTGAACAAGAACGAGATTCGCTTTCTGCACAACTACTACTTGGGTAGTCAGCCTGTCCTCCACCGCACGAAAGAATACCACGCTGAAATCACAAACCGCATTGTAGAGAATCACGCCAATGAGTGTGTTGGCTTCTACACAGGTTATATGAGCGGCACCCCGTGCTCTTATGTGCGGTCTGAAACGGCAACAGGTGACGGTGAGGAAATCGCCCGTCTGTCCAACGCCTTGCAGTATGAGGGCAAAGATTCGCTTGATCGGCGGCTCTGGCAGTGGATGTTGGAGTGTGGACAGGGATACCGCATTGTCCTTCCTGACAAGGGCTACAACGGCAACTACCCGGACGAAACGCCCCTACTGGTGGATGTTTCCGACCCGGATATGGCGTATGTGATTTACAACTCCGGCATCGGTCACAAGCCCATCGCTAACATTCTGCACATCCCACGCAATTATCAGAATGACCTGAACGACCTAATTTGCGTGTATACACCAAACCAGTACTTTGAAATCGACAACGGCAAGGTTACGAAATCGGAGAACCATTCTCTTGGAATGCTGCCGATGGTCGAATACAAGCTGAACCCGGAGCGAATGGGCTTGTTTGAACCGGCTATCCCTGTGCTGGATGCCATCAACGACCTTGAAAGCAACCGTTTGGACGGCGTGGCGCAATTCATCCAATCCATCATGGTGTTTACCAACTGCCTTGTGGACAAGGACGCTCTCGACCAAGTGAAGGAACTTGGCGCAATGTGCCTGAAATCCACTTCTGGTCTGCCCGCTTCTGTGTCGCAGATTGCAAACGAGCTTGACCAGCAGCAGAGCCAGACCTTGCTTGATTCTATGCTGAACGTGTACCGCAGTCTGACTGCCATGCCTAGTGCCACTGGAAGCGAGAACGCGACATCTGACAACGTGGGCGCAGTCATTGTCCGTAATGGCTGGAATCACACCGAAGCAAGGGCGCAGCAGTACGAGAATATGTTCAAGTATGCTGAGCGTCAGAGCCTGTCTGTAATGCTGAAAATCTTGCGTGATACGGCTGGTTCTAAGCTGATGGCAAGTGACATCAACATCAAGCTGCCCCGCCGCCAGTATGACAACCAGCAGAGCAAGGTTCAGATTTTTGCGCAGATGATTCAGCAGCCAATTGACCCGCAGTTGGCGTTCACTACGCCCGGTCTGTTCCCTGACCCGCAGGCTGCTTACGAAATGAGCAAGCCTTTCCTGATTGCCGCTGGCAAGCTGGGTAAGGATGGGAAAGCACCGAAGCCACAGGAACAGCCTAAACAGGATGTTGCCGACACAAATGCCGAGAACATGGCAGACAAACAGTCTACCGATACCAATAAAGAAACAGAGGGTGAATAATCCTTTGCTATAAATACGGCAGGGAAGCCGGGATACAAATTTCGCAGCGTTGCAGGGAAGCAACGGTAAAAAAACGCAGGAGGAAATTAACGATATGAACTACAAAGCGTTACTTGGTGATGCCTACAAAGAGGGCATGACCGCCGATGAAATCATTTCTGCGCTTGAAAAAGTTGCAGACCCTAGCGCAGAGGTCGAGAAGCTGCGCAACGCCGTGACAAAAGCCAATGGCGAAGCTGCTGAGTACAAGAAGCAGCTCAAGGCAAAGCGCACCGATGACGAGAATGCTGCACAGGAACAGGCTGACAAGCTGGCAGAGATGCAGAAGCAGATTGAAGCCTTGACTGCCGACAAGGAAAACCTCGTCAAGGAAAAGACCCTTGCATCTTACCGTGAGAAGTTCGTTTCACAGGGTTATGACGCTGAACTTGCCAACAAGGCTGCGTCTGCACTGGCTGACGGTGACATGGACAAGGTGTTTAAGTTCCAGTCGGAATTTATGACCGCCCACGACACCGCTTACAAGGCTTCTCTGCTGAAGGATATGCCCACACCTCCGGGTGCGGATGGCAAGGGCGGTTCTGACAGTGAGGGCGTGGCGTTTGCTAAGAGCCTTGCACAGCAGAACGCAAATGCTTCTAAGGCATCGAGTGACGCAATGAGTGCTTTCCATTAACAAGGAGGAAAACATGAAGTTTACCCGAAACACGGTCAACGGAATCAACGATACCATCCTTGCTTCCAATGACTACACCGCCATCCCCTTTACCGTGACCGAAGCTGCTGCGGTTAAGGCTGGCTATCCCATGACGCTGGCTGGCAAGAAGGCAACTTCTGCCACCGCAGACGGCATTCTGTTGTATGACGTTGACCCGGCAGAGAACCCCAATGCTTCCCTGCTGATTCGTGGCGTTATCGACACCAAAAAGGCTGCCGCAAGCTCTGGCTTCACCTATGATTCTGATGCGGTTACTGCGCTCAAGACTGCCATTCCTGGCATCTTCTGCCGTGACAACATCAGCGTGAACGCTTAATAGGAGGTAAAACAACATGGCACTGAATCTTAAGGAAGTCTTTGCCCCGGCTGCGATTGCCGCCTATTGGACGAATGACCCCACTAATGCGATGCCCTTTGCATCTGACGCACTGTTCCCTGCAAAGAAGAAGGCCGGTCTTGACCTGAAGTGGCTGCGCGGTCACAAGGGCGTTGGCGTTTCCCTGATGCCCAGCGCATTTGATGCAAAGGCTACGTTCCGAACCCGTGAGGGCTTCAAGTTCGATGAGACTGAGATGCCGTTCTTCCGTGAGGGCTACCATCTGGGCGAGAAAGACCGTCAGGAAATCCTGCGTGTTCTGGATAGCAACGACCCCTATGCCCGTGATGTGATGAACCGCCTGTACGATGATACCGCACAGCTTATCACTGGCGCGCGTATCGTTCCTGAGCGCATGATCTGGCAGCTGCTGGCTCCCGCCAATGGCGTTCCCGGCATCACCATCAAGGCAAACGGAGTGAACTACACCTACAATTACGACCCGGACGGTACTTGGAAGTCCACCAACTACAAGGAAGTCTCTGCCGCAAAGTCTAAGTGGAACGTCACCACCGCCACCCCCATTGCTGACCTGAACGCCGCAAAGGACGCTGTTCTGGCAAGCGTGGGCGAGGTTGTGACTGAGGTGTACATGAATACCGCCACCTTCCGCAACATGATTGCTGCGGACGAGGTGAAGAATCGGTTTATGACTGTCACCGCAAAGGCAAACGCCGTTCTGCTGGATGCCGAAGCACGGCAGATTGTCGAATCTGCAACCGGTCTGACCATCCATCTGTACGACAAGATGTTCAAGGCAGACCAGTACAGCGCAAGCGAGAAGTATCTGCCCGATGGCATGGTGGTGGTTGCTCCTTCTGGCGCTCTGGGCTATGACCAGCTGGTGCAGATGAACGGCGTGAACGCCAACATCGCAAACGGCTTTGCGGGCGTGAACAGCGCCATCTGTCAGCTCGGCTACCAGAACGCACAGCTCGTGAACGGTCTGGAACGCAGCATGTCCAACGGCGACAACGCCATCAGCCTCGCCATCATGCAGGAGGGCAACGCACGGCAGGCGGGTCAGACCGCACTTTCCACGCAGCTTGCATCTTGCTGCTGCGAGAACAAGCAGCTCATCGGCGACCTGAAGTACACCATTGCGCAGCAGGACTGCGCTACCCGTCAGGCTATCGCAGACAATGCCCGCGCCATCGTGGACAACTGCAACGCCAATTTCCGCAGCATGATGGACTACTTCACGCAGGATAAGATTGCCACTCTGACCGCTGAGAATCAGAACTTGAAGTTCGCCGCTTCTCAGGATCGTCAGAATGCGCTTCTGACCACTGTGATGTCCCAGCAGACCGATACCATCCTGAACCGGGTAAATCCTCGCCCGATTCCCGCTTATCAGGTGGCAAACCCCAACGTGGGCGTGAACTGCTGCGGCTGCTGCTAACCTACACACTCCCCGATAACACCGGGTGAACCATCGGGGCAGGGGTAAGACACCTCTGCCCCTGATTTTTTAGGAGGAAACTACTATGGCTTGCAAAACAAGCTGCAAACTCTGCCCGCACTTGGTCATCAGTCAGGCAGTCACGTTTGCCGACGATACCCTGACCATCAACATCCCTGCCGGGTCTTACGCAGCGGGCGAAAAATATTGCATTGTTGTTGCCCAGAGCTTGCCGGACACGACCACCATCAACGCCCCTGTGGTCATTACCATAGGTGCAGGCACGACCGCATACCCTCTGACCGACTGCAACTGCGCTCAGGCAACCGCCGAGAGCATCCACACCCGCACCCGTTACGCTACCCGTGTAGCAACGTCTGCGACCGGCACCGGCACGTTCAAGTATCTTGGCTGCTTCTGCCGTTCCCACGCCGGTGCGCCTGCGTCCATTTCTTGAGGAGGTATAGATTATGGGCAAGACTAATTTTCGCCGCATGATGATGCTCCGTGACCACGACAAAGACCGTGAGCCGGAACGTGACCGCCTTGAGGAAGAGCGTGACCGCAGGGAGCGTGAGCTGGAACGCCGTCTGCGTAAGCTGGAAGACGGCAGCGACCGTTATCCTTACTATCCGCAGGAAGAGAACCGCTACATTGACCCCCACCCTATCCCCCGCTACCCTGACGTAGAGTATGGGCGCAAGATGCCGCAGATTGGCTTCTCGCAGAGCGGAGACTGGGACAAGCGGTCTGGACAGTATGAGCATGGCGGTGCAGACAGTCGTTCCATCAAGATGCCACGCAAGCACCTCACCCACGATGAAGCGGAGGAATGGTGCGACAGCATGGTGAACGCTGACGGCACAAAGGGCTGTCACTGGACGCTGGAACAGACACAGGATGTTGCCAAACAGCGCAATATCACCTGTGACCCGAACGATTTCTGGGCAGTTATGAACATGATGTACTCGGATTATTGTCAGGTCGCAAAGCGTCAATCCGTTGACACTCCGGGCTTCTACGCTGACATGGCAAAGGCGTTCCTTGAGGACAGCGATGCTGTGGACGGCAAGGCGTATCTCTACTGGAATTGCATTGCTGATAAGTAAAAAAGAACCCCTGTGTAGTTTTTAACGGCTACACAGGGGTTTATTGCTATTCCCAAACCATAAAACACTTGTTGTCAACGCAGTCCTTTAAGATTTCCTTAAAATCCTTGAACCTTGCAGGGTTCTCTCTTCCCGCATACCCATAGATTACCCTATTGTCATAGTCTCCTACAACCCTCAAAATTTCCTTGCAAGCTCCATAACGTATTTTTCCTCCGCAATCTGACTGATAAAGGAAGTCTGCGATTTTAATTGAAAGTTCCTTTCTTTCAATTAGTCGCTCCGTCTCGTCATTGTACGATTTAAGAGCGTGTTCTTTTGCTGGAGAAGTCATACTAAAAATACCATCATACATCTGATAATGTTTTCCAACTTTTGGGGAAACAAGTTCAGCAATCTTTGCTCTTAGCTTATGAAACCCGAAGTAGCCGACATCCATTTCACGCCCAGTCTTTTTGCATTTGATGGTTACGCCCATTCGTCAATCCTCCAACGAACCTGTGTAGTACAATTCCATATCTGCCTTGTACATATCAAGTTGTCTTTTGCTATCTACAAGCGTGTTAAAGCTAAATCCCGCCGCAAAAGACACAGCAATGGACAAAATCAAGCGTGCTGCAGCCCATTTACCAGCAAAGATAAACGGATTCTGAACTGCTACGGCAAAAGCATCGAACAAAAGAACGCAAACTCCATGTTTGACCATTTTCTGTAAACGGCTAATGCTTTCTTCGTAAAATTCCTTCGACCTCATCATACGTCAATCCTCCAAGAAATCCTCTTGATTCAGAACTTGATTTACAATTCGTTCTGTACATTCTTTGATAACAGTAGATGCGGGGACGTGGCCTTCATAAGCTATGTTTTCATATTGTGCTCCTGCATATTCAAAGAACCTTTTGGAAAGTATTTCTGCATCCGCACGGCACAACGGCTTTAATTCGTATTGCAACGGAAATCTTCTTGTAAGCGCAGGGTCAATCCTATCAAATCGGTTTGTCGTTCCGATAATGATGACATTATTCGGCAATCTATCCATTTCTTGCATAATCGCAATAACCACACGGTTCATTTCCCCAACGTCATCGTTTTGCCCACGAGCCATTCCGACCGCATCTATTTCATCAAAACAAAGAACGCAAGGAGCGGTTCTCACATAATCAAAAATTCTCGCAAGGTTAGATTGAGTTTGCCCTAAGTGCGAATCAACTAGACTTGAAAATTGAATCCTCAAAAACGGAAGTTTTGCTTTATGAGCGATATACCTAGCCAGCATGGTTTTTCCGCATCCGCTTTGTCCATAAAGCATCAATGCTGGCAAATAAGGAATGCCCATTTCGTTCAATTTTTCAGATGCTCGATAAATAGCAATGATTTTCTGCGTTATACTTTTTTCTTCGTTCCTAAGAAGGAATCTTGCTTCTGGAAATTCTTCTGTATCCTCTGCGATCAAAAGATGCTGTAAGTTATATGGCAATTCAATAAATTCTCTTTTGCTTTCCAACTTGCGAAGCATATTTTCTTTGAACTGCTCATCTTTTTTGGATGATATGGAATTCAAAATGATTTTAACAGCTTTTTGCGCGTTTCGCATATCACCATCGCAAACAAATCGAATAAGGCGTCGTTCACTATCATTCATCTAAGAAATCCTCCAACTCAGTTTTTTTACCTAATACGAACTTTACGAGTTCTTCAATTTCTTCCAAATTGATGATTATTTCATACCATCCTGCTGAATGCCCTCTATCGTAAGCGTACCCCCAAATTTTTGCCGCTTTCTTTTCTGAAATCCCAAAACCGACTTCTTCTTGAATCGTCTTATAAATCTCTGCGTAGATTTCATCCCTGCGCTTCATTTTTTCTTGATTCAGTCGCTTAACTTCATTGTCGTAATCATCGTTGTTCTTTTGCGCTTGTTCTTTGTTCCACTTCACCGACTTATCTTCATCAAACACAAAATTTAATGGAACTCGCTTGAAACCATAAGGCTTGCATCCCATATTTGCCATTGCTTCATATTTCTGCCCAATATCAGTCCACACGTCATTCATCTAAAAAATCCTCCAATTCAATCTTTCCGTCTGCCGCAGCAGCAGCCAGAGCGTACACATACTGCCCGATGGTCATTCCGTGCCGTCTTGCTTCACGGTTGATGTACTTGCGTTCTTCCTCGCTCATAAGGATGGTAATGCGCTTAGAACGCTTGCCATCACCGCTTGCAACACCCTGATGCGATTCCGGCATCGGGAATTTTTTCTTTGTCAAACCAGCTTCAGCCAGTGCGCCGGGTACATCGCCCTGTTCAATCAAACGCTGCACTTCTTTTGCCTGTTTCAGATTCTTCGGCTTACCTCTGCCTAACACGGCATCACTTGGCTTGCTTTCGCTGTCTTTGGCTTGCTTCGGCTTAATACTGCTTAATTCTGCTTCATTTGGCTGTGCATGGCTGTCTGTGGCATCACTAGGCTTAATTGGCTCTTGTTCGGCATTATTCGGCTTTGTTTGGCTTACTTCTTCTTCCTTTGGCTCACTTCGGCTTAATGTCTGTTCCGAAAAAACAGGCTGGAAGTCAAACCCGCCCAACAAGCCGGATGTTTTTTTGCTGGACTTTTTCATTTTTTATCCTCCTTTGGCGGCTTAGGCTGTTCCATCCAATGCGTGAGTTCGGCATTCATACTGTTTGAATAGTATCCATTTATGTCAGCATGAAAAACCGTTTTTCGGCTATCACAAAGAACCCATTCATCGTAGGCATCATCATATTTTGCAATAGCATTCTCGGCGACAGTTCCAAACATATTTGAAAGGCTCACGATATAAGTTCCTTTGTGTTGAGGTCGATTTTCTGGGTCATTGGCATCAATCCACCGTGCCACAGGCCGCAACGTTTCCGGGTCGATGATAGGCGCATTTATAATTTTTTCTTTTACAAGAGCAATTCCATCTCTCCAAGCGCCAGCTTCTTCCTTACTGTAATTCTTGAGTGTATAAAAGTTTTGCTCCAGTACTTTGTCTGCGTCAATCAATCTCATTTTTCTTCCCCCTCCGCAATCATTTTTGCCAGTGCCAAGAAATCCTCTGCGCTGGTGCTCTTTGCCGTATCACCGCTAAACAGGCTGTGCCGCTCTGCCTGTGCCTTACGAACGCCCATAGACGGTCTAATCTTCACGTCCAGCAGCCTTGTTCCCATGCTTTGTGCAATCACAGGAAGCTGCTCTACAACCTCTTTGGACAGGTTCTCACGGCTCTTGTACTGGTTTAGAAGCAGACCTTCAATCTTTAAAGTCGGGTTGAAGTATCTGCGAACGTCACCGATGGTCTGTAAAAGCTGGCTCAATCCGGCAAGCGCATATCGGTCTGCTGTAATAGGCACGATGATGCTATTAGCGGCGATCAGAGCGTTTACAAGCGCAAGACCGAGCTGCGGGGGAGTGTCCAGAACGATGTAATCGTACCGTTCTGACACGGATTCCAGTGCTTCACGCAGCCGGAAGTTCTTGCCAATGTCCCGGACAAGCTGCTCGTCAATGTCCTTCAATGCGTTGTCTGACGGCAGAATGTCACCGGCTTCGCAGTGCTGGATTCCTTCCTCTACCGTGCCCTGCCGGGTCATTACATCGAACAAAGTACATACGTCCTCTGTCTGTGCGCCGTATGTGTCCGTTGCGTTGCACTGTGCATCGCAGTCCACCAGCAACACTTTCTTTCCAAGCAACTGCAACGCACCAGCCAGACAGGTGCTTGTTGTGGTCTTTCCTGTGCCGCCCTTCTGGTTGGCGACAGCTATAATTTTTGCCATTTTATCACTCTTTCTTTATTCGTATATCGGCATTTCTGCCCACGCTTCCACTCTTGCAATAAAGCAATCGCACGAAGAAATGTTCAACCTCTGAAACGATGTGCTTACAAACTCGCCCTTTTCAATAAACGCTGCGACTGTGTTTGTTGCCGTTATAGATTCATCTTTCAGATAGACCGTTTTTACCGAACACAAGAACAGACCTTTCGTTCTTTCAATGATTTCTGTTTTTGGCATCCCATCATCTTTAACGGAATACCACACAATTTCCTGCTTCTTCATACCGCTCCTTTCTGCTTAATGTGCTGCATCTGGCTACTTTTGCAATGCTTCGATGGAATAGAACGCCGGCATATACCTATCCACAACGCCAGCCTTGTCCACGCTTCTAATCAGATAGCCAACAGGTCTGTCCGGGAACGGAGACCTATCCAAAGACAAAATATCCTTATACGCTGCCTTCACCGTGTCGTAAACCGCTTCTCTGCGTCTTGGTAGCTTGATTTCTGGATGCTCTTTCTTCATCCACTTCTCAACCACTTTTGCCACGTCAACGCAGTCCTGCTTTTCCAGTTCGTCACACACAGACCAGTCAAAATCCTCGTATCCGCTTCTGCGGGGCTTTCTGGTAGCTTTTTGAGTTTCAGCCGATACTTCGCTTGCCTGAGCTTCAATCAACGTCTCAGACGCTTTAATTTTGGGCTTAAACTTGACTGCCACAGCCTTTCGTGCCACAAGAACCGGTTCATAGGTCACCACGATGTCAGACACAGCATTGATCTCGTCTACTGCAACGTCAAGCACTCTTTTGCGAAGGTTCTTGTAAACATCGTAGCTCGCTTCCATTGCACCGAGCTGTTCTCTCAGTTTTTTCAGACTGATTTCATGCGGCTTGCTGTCCATGTTCATCCAGTCCCGAAGAATCGAATAAAGCAGAATACTGTACTGTGATTTCATCCGTGATGTGTAGCGTAGACGATACCGAACGTACCCGCTTTCAGCAATGTCAAAAAAGATAGGGCGAAGGTCAGGGTTGCAAGTGATTGCCACAACATAAGACCTTGTTTCTGGCACATAGTCCAGCTTTGCCCTTGTGAATAAAACAAAACTTTCAAACGTGCCCTTCTCTTTGTCAATGGGAATCGACACCGTATTGCCTAAGAAGTGCTTGATCTGCGGTTCAATCCTTCGTGCATCAAGGCTTTTCAGTCCAAGAAGCTCCCTGTATTCCGCCAAAGTGAACTCCACACGGCTGCTGCTTGGGTCTCTCGGATTTATTCTTGACAAGTAAACCTCTAGCAACCGAAGTTCGCCTGCCGTATAGTCCCTGAACTTCGCCCACACAAGGGATTTGCTTTTTTCAACAAGGTTGTTGTCGGATATTTTTTGCATCTGTTCGCCTCCTTTTCTAGCTTAAAAGCAGTATATCACAGATTGGGGGACAAGTCAACACATTCTGTCCCCCGTGGCTTGTCTTTTTGTCCCCCATAGGGTCGTCAAAACGTCCCCCATGACTTGTCAAAACGTCCCCCATGCTTTGTCATTTCGTCCCCCATCTACCTATTATATATTAAACAAGAAATAAACAAGAGGTTAAATATCATCGTTAAATAAGCGATGACGATAATTTTCAACAATTTCTTTGTTTTTCCATTCCAGCTTGTGGATAACTAAACCTTTCATTTGCTGAATAAAGTCTTTCCGGCAATGATTAGTCTTATCTAACGTGTACAAAATGTGGATGAAAAACTTTTGAGCCGGTATTATGGGGGACGGATTGACAAGTTGTTTAATCGCAAACGATAAATTAGCGCTAATTCGTTGTTTATTATGCGCAAATATTGTCGGTTCATAGCCTATGGGGGACGGAATGACAAGGTAGATTTGCCCGATAGGTGTACAAAAAGTGGACAGAATGTTCCTTAAAAACTTTGATAATTCGACAATCAGCCGCTTATATTATTCGGATTCACGGTATAAGAATCGTTGGACTTCATAGCGGCTTCCGTCCCGGCATCTTGCGCCTGATAGAGCATTTCCATCTTCGGGGCGGTTCCATTCGGGTCTGGGTCTGTTCCGGTAGCTTGCGCTATCTCGTAATTGCCCGATACCATCCGGCAAACAGAGACCCTGTCCTTCAATGGCGTATGGAGGTTTGCCAGAACCTCCGTCAGCACGCCCATGTGGTCTGAACCGTGATCTCCGTACCGGATGTACAACAAAGCATCTATCTCGTAGGAAGAACATTCCATCATGGCATCTATGAGAATCTGACGCTTTTCCATGTTGGAAAGGTCGTCTTCCAGATGCTCCAGCAGTCCAGGATAAATGCAAGCGTCCATGTATCGAGCCGCCGATACGCCGCAACAGGTGAACCAGCGCATAGCCATTGGCAGGGAGATGGCTGCCAGACCTTGCTCCCAGTTGGCAATCGTGCCACGATTCACGCCCATTCGTGCTGCTAATTTCTGTTGGCTTAAGCCGGAACGCATCCGTGCCATCTCTAATGCTTTGGCCGTTTTTACCAAATACTCATCCATAAATTCACGCCCTTTCAACAAAATTCTGCAAAACTGCTGGATTCGACAAGCCAAAAAATGGAAAAAGCTGCTATGGAGAACCAACAGCAGCCTGTGTTATAACTGTATTGTCAAAAAATTCCAAATAGAAAGGAAACACAAAATGAAAGAAACTGCAATCTGGAACCATGAACGTATGCCGATCATCGATGGAATGCCCGCCAGCGTTACAGATGGGCAGCCACACACACCTGAACCATGGGAGGAAAGCTAATGAACCGAACTGTAGATGCTCTGATTGTCCCATACGCCCGCAGACGGACGCTGGAGCTTGTCCTGAGCCTTTCTGGGTACGAAGCTGATAAAGATGCTTACCTCGAAGCGAAAGGCATCCTAGAACGTGCCGTAGCTGCCTTAGACGATGGGCGCGACCCGGCAGATAACATCGAACGCATTGACGGACAGCTTGTGGAACTGTGAAAGGAGAAGAAGATGGACTTTACGAACGGATTCTATAAAACCGAAAACCCTGTTATTCTTGAAGAAGTAAAAACTTTCCTCCAGTCAATGGAACGGCGCGGAGCAACCGTGAAGGACTTGGACGATGCCATTGTGCAGCTAAACAATGTTTCGCACAGCATCAGCACAAACGCTCTCGTCAAAGCAGATGTGCTGGACGATTTACCGGATAACCCTTTTCGTTCCATACTCAACGGAATGTTACAAAGCAAAGGGTAACTTAAACTTAATGTGGCTCTTAATCATTGTCATTGCAATTTTTGGTTTCCCTGATACAAAGTAACGGATGGAAAAATCATTTAACCTCAGCAAAGTTGTTAAAATGATATTGACTGTACAACAGAAAGGTGTATAATCGTATCAAATGAACATCCGAACTTACCGATCGGGAGGATATGCCACAATGAGTGAACAAGAAAGAGCTAAGATTGACAGGTTTATCGCATGGCTGCTGGAACACCCAGATAAGATTCCGGCAGCGGAGCAAGCCTTAGGCCTAGAATAACAGAAAACCCCTTGCGCAGAGCTACACCAGCCCGGCACAAGGGGTTTTTATTTTACCGGGTCAGAACCATTTCTTTTTTCGGTTTCTACGGTAACGATATTTTCTGCTGTTGCCATATAGTACACGGTCATTGCCTTTTAACAAGGCTTGCATGAACCAGAAGCAAAAGGCACAGCCACACAACAAGTAATACACGGGCGTTCCTCACATCTTCTCGATCAGGTTCATCAGCGCTTCACGCTGCGCTGTCGGCATAGATTCAAGCTTTTTTCTAATCCGCTCCACTGCTGCATCGACTTCACTTTGCGGCTGCTGGGGCGGGTTTTCTTTTTGTTCGCCAGTGAGAAGGTAGTCTACCGATACGTTGAAGTAGGCTGCAATTTTAGAAAGAACCTCTGCGGACAGGCTCTTGGTTCTCCCGGCTTTCAGCTCGGAAAGAAAACTACGGCGAATCCCGATGTTGGCACAAAGAGTTCCGTCTTTGATTCCCTCTTTTTCGCAGAGTGCATGGATGTTGCTGTACAAGTCCGACATAAGAACACTCCCATATTTGTGCAAGTATACAAATGCACAGAATTTTGTACAAAAGAGTTGACTTGTACAGATGCCTGTACTATAATACAGACATGGGCAGTACAGAACACTGTACAATATAAACTCTCTACACCCTTATATTAGTACAGCTTTCCGTACTTGTCAATAGATTTTAGCAAATGGAGGTGGAATTTTGAAAGAAAACTTCCGTTCTGGCTTTGAGCTAGAAGTGAAGATGAAGCTGTTGCAGCGAGGCATGAAACAAACGGAGCTAATTCAAGCGGTTCAAAGCGATACTGGATTGTTCCTTGATGATTCGTACCTCTACAAGATTCTTCGTGGTGAGCGAAAGCCGGAGAAGATTATTCAGAGCATCTGCAAGATTCTGGAGATTGAGCAGAAGGAGGACTGAACATGGAACAGATTTTGACATTGAAGGTAGACCTTGAGCACCCGGACGATGCGAAATTTGCCATTGACGAAGCGGTCAAGGTCTACGAAGCAGACAAGCTCAAGTGGGCAGAAGATGAAATTGCCGAAGCGAAGCATCTGGCAATGAAGATTATGGAGCAGTTGTGCTTGGATGGGTACAGCATTGAATGGTGCAGAGTCACGGAAGCGTACTGCTACAAGGCGGTTTCTATTTGGCTTAGTAAACCGGATGATGAAAGTTTTAAGCGAAATGCAACGTGCTGCATCCCTTCTGCTTCTTTTGATACTTGGGTTGCCAAGTGCGTCTGCCTGTGTCGGGCTACCGGCAGAAACGTGCCCGCGTTCATCATTAAAAAGGCTGGTGAGTGCTGGTGACGAAATTTCGCAAGGCGCAAAGCCGCAAGCGCAGACTGAAGCTGGCAATGGCAGCTGGCGTGTCCAGAAACGATGCCAACAAGGTGCTTTGGATGGAGAAAACCATCAATCAGTGCTTTGAACGCCACAATCGCGAAGCCAGGCTAAAAGAGGAGATGCAGCGTGGAAGAAAAGTACTGTGAGCGCTGCGGTGTCTTTCTTGGCCTTGTAAATCCGTGCAAGAAATACTGTGAAGAATGTAAAATCATTGTTCGAAGAGAACGGCAGGCTCTTATAAAGAAAGGAATCAAGGCTAATCCGGAACCGGCTTTATGCGCTTGGTGCAAGAAACCAATGGTTCGGAAGGTCTGGTCTCAGAAGTATCACCCTGAATGCGCAGCAGATGCAAACAAGGCTTTGACCAAAAAGTACAAAGCCAAAAAGCAAAAAGAGCTGAATGAGCTAAAAGCATCTGGTGAGTTCAAAATTACTTGGGATGTGCAGGAGCCAGAACGTGCGAGACCTCAAAAGCACGAGCCTCCAAAGTATACCGTGCGACAGATGAACGATGCCGCAAAACGATATGGCATGAGCTACGGCCATTACAGTACTTTACTTGCACAGGGAAAGGTGAAGGCCCCTGATGAACGGTAAATACTACGGCAAGCGAGAAATTCGCTGGCACAGCCGGGAGAAAGACCGGCTAGAACGCATCGAGAAAGAAAGAGTGAGCAAAAATGAAAAAAATCAAGGTAAGAATCACATTCACCGAAGCAGTTCTCGGCACATGGCCTAGCAATCAGAACATTGCACGCGAGTTCATCGCCAGCAAGTCCCCGGATGCAAATACCATCGAGGACGAGGTTGCTGCTCTGGGCGCTGATGCTGTGGCAGATAAGGGCGTGACCGTGTTCCCTCGCAACGAAAACGGCGAACCCATCTTGTATGACTACCAGATCAAGGGCTTCTTCAAGGATTCTTGCGGTATGCTGGGTCGTATCGGCGGCAAGACCGAAACTGGCAAGAAGAAGGCCGTGAACGAAAGCGGCAAGCTGACGGCCTACAAGAAGGTCATTGATGGGTTGATTTTCGTTCAGCCCCGCATGATTCCCATTCATGTGAACGGCGAGATTACCGAGTGCCAGCGCCCGCTCCGCGCACAGACAGCGCAGGGCGAGCGCGTCAGTCTTGCCAACAGCGAGCAGATTCCCGCTGGTTCGACCTGCGAGTTTGAAATCGTTCTTCTGGACGATTCTCACGAGAAGGTCGTGCGTGAATGGCTGGACTACGGCGCTTTGCGTGGTATCGGCCAGTGGCGCAACAGTGGCAAAGGCCGTTATACCTACGAAGTTCTTGACTGAGTGCAATGGAATTGCATGGAACCGATATGAGCGGCGAAGCAAAGGCTATGGATGCAAGGCGTAGCTTTGATAAGCAAAGGCGGAGCGGAGTATAGAAACGCAAAGGCAACGGAAAAGAATAGAAACAATAGGCTAAGGCATTGAGTAGCTAGGAGCAGAACAGCAACGGCAAAAATGAAAGGAGACAAGATGAAAGCATTTATTGAAGTTGCCCTGATGTGGGGCATAGCACTGGCAGTGGTTTTGGCGGTATTTCTGCTGAACCTCTGGTTGGTGCATCACATCGGAATTCTGGTAGGTGCATCAGCTACCCGTGGAATCATTACGGCATCTGTGGCAATGGCTACGGCATGGATACTTAGTTTTGGAGGTAATAAGAATGAAAAGCCTGAAAGCTAATGTCCTTTGTACGCTTGGAATCGCGTTAGCGATCTTTTCAGTAGGATGTGGCGATGCAATCCAGAAAAGTCAGAGCACAGTAGCAATGTTTGGATACGTTTTCCTTTCGTGTAGCTTCCTCGCCGCAGCACTCATCTTGTGCGCCATTGGGGTCAGCTCTGAAAATGAACGTATCGAACGGGAAAATCGCAAAGTAAAACGCATTCCTCATCACACCAACGAGTGGAGGGATGCACGATGAAATGCCCGATGTGCGGTAGTGACAACATCACAACGGTTGATAGCCGATCAGACTATGACAGCATCGCTCGACGCAAGAAGTGCCTTGTATGTAACTACCGGTGGTCTACCATCGAAATCGACAAAGACCAGTGGCACAGTGCGTTGCAAATCAAAGAACAGCGCAAGAGAGGGAAGTCGAAAAATGATTAACCTTGACAGATTCGGTGGCGTGACAGAGCCGGATGATGGCGTGTATTTCCTAACCCGTGAGCAGGAAGCAGAAGCCAAAGAAGCTGACCGGCTGGCAGCGATTGAGGACTTACAGTCTGAGATTGAGGACAGGGAAGCAGAGCTGAAAGACCTCCGCGCACAGTTGGCAGAACTGATAGCTGGGTGATTTTGTACAGCCAAGTTAAGCCGAAGTAAGAACAATGATGCCTAATGAAGCCAAAGAAAGGAAACGTATGGACAACAGCAAAATCCATGAAGCTCTGATGGCTGTTCAGTCAGAGCTGAAAGCCCCGAAGGGGCAGATGAACAAATTTGGCGGCTACAAGTACCGCTCGTGCGAGGACATTCTCGAAGCGGTCAAGCCCATCTTGAAAGCGCATAGCCTTGTGCTGCGGCTTTCCGACAAACCTGTTATCGTTGACAGTTGGCACTACATCGAAGCCACTGCAACGGTTGAATCGCAGGATGGTGCCACCTACACGGTGACTGCATACGCTCGTGAGCCTGAGTTTAAGAAGGGCATGGACGATTCGCAGATTACCGGCACTGCAAGCAGCTACGCCAGAAAGTACGCTCTGAACGGTTTGTTTTGCATTGAAGATACGAAGGACGCTGACACGGACGAGTACCAGAAGCAGACTACAAGCAGGTCAAACAAGCCTGAGCAGAAGCAAACGGAAGCGGAAACCATCCCCCCATGCGCTTGCTGCGGAAAGCAGTTGCAGCCTATTCAGTACAACAACCGCACAGTCACTCCGCTGGAAACTGCAAGAAGCACGAAAAAACGCTTTGGGCGCGTCCTGTGTTGGGACTGTGCACAGAAACAGCCGAAGGAGGGCTAAACAATGCTCAACTCTATCGCAATTCAGGGGCGTCTGGTTCACACGCCTGAAGCTAAGGTCACGAAGTCTGGCAAGGATGTTTGCACGTTCAGCATTGCTTGTGACCGTCAGAGTGGCGGTCAGAAGGAAACCGACTTCTTCAACTGCACCGCATTTGGTAATACGGCACTGTTCGTTTCCAAGTGGTTCCAGAAGGGTAGCCTAATTCTGGTGACTGGCAGCATCCAGACCCGGAAATATATCGACAAGCAGGGAAACAACCGCACCGCAACAGAAATTATGGCGAACAAGGTTGACTTCTGCGGTGGCAAGTCTGACAGCAAAACCGCCGATCGGGCGCAGGATGCACCACAGAACTATTCTCAGGGTAACGCAGACGACTTCTCTGTGATTGACGATTCATCGGATTTGCCCTTTTAGGACATAAACCCTGACCGCCTACCTTATATAAGAGCTGCGCTATCTGGCTGGACGGGCGTTTGGAAATATGAAAGTGTTGATTGCCTGCGAGGAATCGCAAGAAGTGTGCAAAGCGTTTCGCGCAAAAGGCCACGAAGCCTATTCCTGCGACCTGATTGAGCCGTCCGGCGGACATCCAGAATGGCATATTCTCGGTGACTGCCTAAAGGCTATCGAGGGAGGGCAGGTCGTGACCATGGACGGAACCGTGCATGACGTGCCCCGCTGGGACATGATTATCGCATTTGTCCCCTGCACAAAGACGAGCAACGCGGGAGCAAGACACCTGTACAAGGGAGGAAAGCTCAATCTTTCCCGGTATTATGAGGGATTGTGCGGCAAGGCGCTTTTTCTTGCCGTGTGGGCGGCAGATTGCGAAAAAGTGGTGATTGAGAATCCTACCCCCAGCAAGATTTTTGATTACCCAAAGCCTACGCAGGAAATCCAGCCCTACGAGTACGGACATCCTTACAGCAAGAAAACGCTACTGTGGGAACGCGGTGTACCGCCGCTGCACCCGACAAACATCGTAGAACCTACCGCGACATGGTGCCCGTCTGGTTCCTACTCGCACAAGCATAGTGAACAGCACAAGGGCATGTTTACCACTGACCGCGCAAAGAGCCGTGCAAAAACTTTTCCGGGCGTTGCAAAAGCTATGGCAGATACTTGGGGGTGAATTGGAATGATTACCTGTTGTCTCAACTGCACATCACGCCACCAAGCTTGCCACGACACTTGCGAGAAGTACAAGGCAGAGAAGAAAGACTTCGAGGAGCGCAAGGCATTCGTGTATGAGCTGAACCACAGCCAGAGCGTATACCACCGTGACTACGAGGATAAGCACCGGGAGCGTGGTAGGAAGCGGTATCTCGGAAGTGAATTTAGAGGTGAACGAGGATGAGACTTGTTGACGTAGAGCCGATTATTGAAGGGTGGAAGGAAACCGGGAACAGTAAAAAAGCCAAAGCTAAAGCGCTTATGAACAGCGGAATTTACTCTGAATACAATAAAGGTGTTGCCCTTGACGCCGCTTCTGACCTTGTTTTGACACTTGCCGAACAGCTTGAAAACGCTCCATCAATTGCGTGGACAAATGTAAAAGACAAACAACCGAAAGAAGATGGAATTTATCTTGCTGTTTACGATTCTTTGATCTGGGAAAATCTGATTGGGAAAAGGAAGTTTGTAAACGGAAAGTGGATTGACAATAAAAACCCAGTCAAGTTCTGGATGCTAATTCCTAAAATTCCGGGAGACAACGAATGAACACCGGGAAACAGTTTGAAGCAGACTTCAAAGCATCCGTTCCATCCGATGCGTGGTGCTACCGCCTGAAGGACAGTGCTGCCACCTACTACGGTGGCAACGAGAACCTGTCTTTTTCCATCGACAACATCTGCGACTTCCTTGTGTACCGATACCCGATGAACCACCTGTTTGAGCTAAAAACCATTGAAACGCCCTCTATCCCTCTGGAAAAGGTGCTCGGCAAGTACGACAAGGCAAAGTGCAAATACCACAAGGAAAAACACATCACGGACATGGTGGATGCAATGGGGTACAGCGGTCAGACCGCCCATGTGATAGTCAATTACAGAGCGGTCAACCGCACATTTGCAATCCCTGCCAGCAAGGTTTTGACGTTCCGTTACAACGAGAGCCGCAAGAGCATCCCTTGGCAGTGGGCAGAGCAAGAGGGGATAGAGGTCAAAGCAAAAAGGCTGCGTGTCCATTGGCGGTATGACGTGGACGGGCTGCTAAAGAGATTGGAGAAAGAACATGGCATTGATATGTAATAGGTGTGGTGAAATGTTTACACTTGAGGAATATAACAAAATGAAGAACAAACTTGAGGTTCGGCCAATAATCGGTGGAGAAGAAGGATGGAGCGTTCTTCTTTGCCCCTCTTGCATGGCAAAGCTGAACGACTGGCTGAAAGGAGAACAAAAGTGAGTAAGAAAGTTTCAAACATTCTGCCCAAGACCGAAATCTTGGCGCAGTTGGCAGAAGAAGCGTCCGAACTGGCACAGGCAGCGTTGAAGCTGCGCCGTGCGCTGGATGGCACGAACCCGACACCGAAGAGTGTTGCGGAGTGCGAAGAAAATTTGATGGAAGAATTTGCGGACACAAGTAACGCAATCGATGCTTTATGCGATGCTTGGTTTGGAGATGACCTCAATTCCGAAAGAGAATTTTGGAACGCAGAGAATGAAATTGAGACCGCTAAATACAAGCGTTGGCTCTCTCGCCTTGAAGCAAAGGAGCGGTCGGATGAATGAATTCGGGAACTGCCCTCTGTGCGGTAAACTGGAATGGACGTTTTTCGCTGGTGGATGGAAAATGACAACGTCAGCGGTCAGTTAAGCATGGACGATTTGATGGAGGATAACAATGTTTGAATTTGCAACTCGCTGGCTGGTCTGCCTAGTCCTGCTGGCGGTAGTAGTTCAGTCTGAACGGACAATCAAGAACATGGCGAACAGCCTGTTTGAAAAACAGCGAGCAATGTTCGTCTGGGCGTTCGTCAACGTGTGTCTGGTCGTTTGTACGGCTGTTGTGATGGGGTGGAAATGATGATTCAGGAAATTAACATGGTAGGGCGTGAAAGACTAGCTTTTCTGTATGGTCTTTATAGCGGCTGTGCGAAATCCGAAACTGAGCTTAACGCCAAAGGCATTTATCAGAAAATTGCTTCCGAGTTAGCTTGGTGTTTGGGACTCAACGATAACGAAAGCAAATGTTATGAAATGAACGGGGAATAACCAATGGACAACGAACTTTACTGCCCGATGAAGCTAACCAGCAATCCGCTTGGTCGGTGCATCTGCGAGAAAGAAAAGTGCGCTTGGTGGCGGCAGTTGGACAACTGCTGTTCCGTCTGGCAGATTGCGCGGAAGCTAGATAACATTGAAACGAAGATGAAGAGGTGAGAGTGTGAAACTGGTTGATGTTGACCCAATCATTGCAGCGTGGAAAGCTGTTGGTGTTGACAAAAAGAATGAAGCAAAGTCGTTTTTAGATAGCAAAAACTTCATCGTATACATACAAGGACAAATCAGAAGTAGCATTGGAGATGTGTTTTTAGATTTAGCCAACGTATTGGAAAAATCTGAGCCCGCCAATATATGGTTTGATGCAAAAAAAGTTTTACCCGAAAAAGACAAAGAAGTTCTCGTAAAAAGAGAAAAGTTCGGCATTGAAATTGCATTTTTATCTTATGACGGATTATGGCAAGAGCACAATGAGTGCATTGTACTTGGAGATGTAACTCATTGGGCGTATCTTCCTGAACCGCCAAAGGAGGTCTGATACATGGCAACACCCCAGAAGCGTGGTCGTGGCAGACCGCCGCTGACCGAAGCCGAAAAAAAAAAGCGTGAGAAGCGGGCGCAAAAGGCGAAAGAAGAAGCCGCTGCGAAGCGTGAGAAAGAGCGTGAAAAGAAAAAACAACAGATGCTTAACAAGCGGAAATCTATCCGCTCACAGGTGAGTAAAAAGGTGAAAGAACAGCAAGAGTTGGCTATCGAGAAATCGAAGATGATGAATACAGGTGATTTGCAGTCGAGAATCGGTGATGAAGAGGACAAGAAAGTTATCGGCATGATTGCAGCCAAGTATTTTGGTGACCTTCCGAGCGTGGACATGAACAACCCCATTGAAGTGCAGCAACGCCTTGACTTCTTCTTTGACGCTTGCATCGAAGCCAGAATCTCCCCTGTTGTGGAATGGATTGCACTGGTGCTGGGCATCGAATGGCCTAGCCTGAGACAGATTATGACAGGCAAACGTCGTGACGACAGCTTGCAACAGAAGTACATCCTGAAGCTGATTCTGCAAATGCAGTCCATGTGGGCATACAACGGTATGTATGGTCAGGAGAACCCGGCAGAGTGGATTTTCCGAGCCAAGAACTACTTTGGTATGCGTGACAACGTGGAAGTCACCGTTGCGCCGCCTGAACAGCCGTTGGGCGATGCCCAGAGCGCAGAACAGCTCGCCCAGAAGTACCAGACGGCTTTGCCGAAGGAGATTGAAGTGGAGTACAGAGAGGTGGACGACTAATGCAGACTGACAGAGGAATCTACCACAAGCGAGTATGCGACCGCTGCGGAGCGGTACAGGGCGGTAGAATGATGAACCCTGACGAATACTTCAAAGATTGGGCGTGGCGCAGGGACACAGGCGACCTGTGCCCGGAGTGCTATGAGGAGTATAAGTGCGTGATCGGGCGGTTCAACAGGGGAAAGAGAGATATGAGAAAATGACTTTGCTCGGAATCTATAGATGCAAACAATGCCATGCCGTGTTTAATATTGCTACATTTGGTAGCCTATCTCGTAGCACGGCTGAAAAACTTTTTGAAAAAACAAAAACTGTAAATGTGTTTATATCTGGTGAAATGCCCATTGAAATAGTCACCCACCGTTGCGACCCAGTAACAGTGGGTGACTGCGAACGTATTGGCTGGAGGAAAATCGAATGAACTTCTACTGCACCACCGAACATTGCTCTTGCATGGGTATCAAGCAGTTCTCCGCTGGCAAGGCTATCCGATGTACGGCAGAATCCTGTAAGAACAAATCTGAGCCGTCCTGCGGCTCTTGCAAATGGTACGCAGAGCCGGAGGGCGTGTGTGTGAACGACCAATCAGAACACGTTGCAGACTTCGTGTGGGACGAACGTGGATGCAAAGAATGGGAGAAGAAAGATGAGCTATGATATTTCACTTTGCGACCCTGTAACGCACGAACCGCTCAAAGCGGATAGTACGCATTTTATCGCTGGTGGTATGCGCGCTATGGGCGGAACGAAAGAACTGTGGCTCAACGTCACCTATAATTATAGTCACTTCTATTATCGACCGGAAGTGTTTGGGGATGGCGGCATCCGCTCCATCTACGGCAAAACAGGCGCAGAGAGCATCCCAATGCTTGAAAAGGCCATCTCCGCACTAGGTGACGATGTAGACGATAGCGACTACTGGCACGCAACAGAAGGCAATGCAAAGCGTGCGCTGTACGGACTGTTGGCGTTTGCAAATATGCGCCCAGATGGTGTATGGGATGGAGATTGAAGGGAGAAAGGGCAATGGATAATTATCCAGAATACCTTGAACGAAACGCACTTATTGAAAGGATCAAGAAAGCATATTGCGATGGCTGCGAGAACTACAATGGAGTTAGATGCAGGGCTTGCGGTATTGGCGATGCCATAGACGTTGTGGAAGATGCTCCGACAGCCTTAGAGCGTACCGCTGAATGGATTGTACAGGACGATACGTTCACAAGGTTCGAGTGTAGCAGATGCCACACAAAAAATCATCACACACGTTGGAACTACTGCCCGAACTGTGGCTCTTTGATGGAGAACAGGTTATGAGTAACACGCTTTGGCATCCAGCAAGCGAACAGCCACGAGAGCGGAAGCAGCCTTTGTTACTTGCGACTAAGGAAACGTGGCGTGATAAAGATGGAAAAATGTTTCAAGGAATCTCGCCAACAGCGTACTTTCTTGGCTGCTACGCAGACGGCCAGTTCTGGGACGAGATAGGCGAGAGACTGCCGAAAGATGTGACGGTGACGCATTGGATGGCGTTCCCGATGGTATGAGGTGATGAGCATGAACAATTGGATTAGTGTCAAGGATAGATTGCCCGATATTCCAAAAAACGATTTTGCCAGCGATTATGTTCTGGTTCACGACGAAATAGCTGGCGACTGGGTAGCCTATTATGATGCAAACGGTGGTTGGTGTGAAGCAAGAGAGTGCTACCCATTCAAAAATGTTACACATTGGATGCCTATGTCTGAACCGCCTACGGAGGTCTAAATATGGATGGATTTGAAGCATTAACAGAAGCGATGAGCCGATGTGCTGCATCAGCTGAACATTTTGCAAATGCTGTCAGACAGTCCGAAACGCAGTGCGGTTACATCAAGCAGAAGCACAACCGACCTGTATACCGTAAAGGCGCAAAGCTACATGAAGGTTTCAAACGAATTATGAGAACGAGAGAGGGATTTAGAAAATGACAGAACTCAAAAGATGCCCGTTCTGCGGTGGAGAAGTTGCCATTGCCGAATTAGGCGACTATTTGATAAGCTGGATGTCTATAACAAGAGGAAACGGCAAGAATGGATGCAAGTGCCGGGTATTCATGGAGAGCAAGCTATACAACTCTGATTGTTCCGAAGCTGATAAAGAAAAGATTAAAAAAGAACTTATCGAAGCATGGAACAAACGCTACAAAGAGGACTGAGTATGGAGCAGGAACACAAGCCGAGAACATCAATGATTCTCCTGTTGGAACACGTTCATGCGATGGACGAATTGACGGACGAGGAATTTGGAGCGTTCGTCCGCAACTATGCACAATACGTCGAGACCAGACTTGAGCCAGCATACGACAACGACCGTGCTATACGGATGCTCTGGAAAGTCGTAAAAGCGTTCGATGATATGAACGTGCAGAAGATGGAAGAACGTGATAAGCGTAGACGAGAAGCAAACAAGAAAAATATAAACAAGCGTTGGAACGATAAAAAATACAAAAGCATACCAATGGTATCACAGGATACGAATGGTATAAATGGTATACCAAACATACCAACTGATACGAATGGTAGCTTATCTGTATCTGATTCTGTATCTGAATCTGATAAAAAAGAAAAATGTGAAAAGAAAAATACCAACGAAGTAAAACGCTTCAAAGCACCTACTATAGAGCAAGCTAGAGAATACTTTTCCGATAAGGGCTACATGGAATCGGAAGCAGAGCGGTTTGTTGACCACTTCACGGCAAATGGCTGGAAGGTCGGTAAATCACCAATGAAGGACTGGAAAGCTGCTGCACGGAACTGGATGCGTAACGTGAAGGACTGGAACGGTGGCTATCAGCAGACAATGGCTGAATTACCTGACGAGGGAGACTTTCTGCGGTGAATATTGAAAATCAGACCCAATACATCCTGCTGGGGGCAGTCCTCACGTTTTCTGAGTATGCCGATGTGCTGCAAGACCTTAAAATCGACAATTTCTGCCCTGAACTGCGTGATACATTCGCTGCCATTCGTGGCTATTGGGAACACAACGACAAATGGAACCCGGTAGAAGTCATGGGGCGGTACGATAACTGCAAGAAAGCAATGGGTGAATGTCTGGATGCCTTCGGCGCAGAGTTCATCCGAAACGTCACCCATGATATGATGCTTGGATGGGCTGGAATCGTCAAGGAACAGGCAGCATTGACCAGAGCCAGAGGGCTTGCGTTCAAAATCGTTGATGGCTCGACCAGATACGCAGACCTGACAGGCATCTATGAACAGCTAGGCGAAGCTATCAACCTGCACAACGAGAGAAGCGATTTCATCCCGATGTGTGACGGCATAGACAATTACATCCGCAAGCTAGACGATAAACCGGAGTATATCAGCACAGGGCTTAAAGTGCTGGACAACAATTTGCACCTTGTGCCGGGCAACTTCGTTGTGATCGGTGGCAGACCGTCTGCTGGCAAGACCGCTCTATCACTGCAACTTGCCTGTGAAATAGCCAAGAACGGACGCAAAGTGGCGTATTTCAGCCTAGAGACAGACCCTGACACACTCTACGCCCGTATTATTGCAAACCAGCTAGGCGTACCGCTGCATACGGTAAAAAACAAGACCGTCAGCATTGACGAGCTTGACCGACTGGCTGCCATCAAGAAATATCCGTTGTTCGTCCGCTCTGCTGCCGGAAAGGGCGTTGGATGGATTAGAACGCAGTCCATCAGGATGCAGGCAAAAGTGGTGTTCATCGACTATTTGCAGCTTATCCATCAAGCCGGAGCGAAAGACCGATACAGTGCCGTCACGGAAATCAGCATGGCACTGCATGAGTTCGCACAGTCCACAGGAACGCTGGTGATAGCTCTTGCGCAACTTAATCGAGAGACAGCAAGAGCAGGAATCCCACCGACTGCCGCAGACCTGCGAGAGAGCGGACAGATTGAACAGGACGCAGATGCAATCATCTTGCTGGCGCAGAACGTGACCACGAAAAAGAGACCGGAGCAGCATTATCACTTTGCGCTTGAAAAAAACAAAGAGGGCAACGTAGGGTCACTGGACATCACGTTTCAGATGGAGACTCAGCAGTTCAAAGAATGCGTGTGGATGTGAGGTGATAACTTGTGGCAGAAAATATAGGATATTTACAATCTGACAGTTCAAAAAACGGAGATGAACAGTATACTCCAAGCTATGCCGTAAGACCTCTTTTGGAATTTATTCCGAACGAAAAAATTATTTGGTGTCCGTTTGACAAAGAATGGTCTGCGTTTGTCAGTGTTTTGGAAAACAATGGGAATAAAGTGATTTATAGCCATATTGACTATGGGCAGAACTTTTTTGATTACGAACCTCAAAAATGGGACATTCTTGTTTCAAATCCGCCGTTTAGCAAAAAAGACGCTGTTCTTCGTAGAGCATACGAGTTAAATAAACCATTTGCATTACTTCTTCCGGCAAATAGCATTCAAGGGAAAACAAGATTTGAGATTTTCAAAAATGACGTTCAAATGCTTTGTTTTGACCAGAGAATAGATTTTATGAATCCAAAACACATGGATAGCCCAGTAAAAGGAACTCCTTTTGGGAGCGCATACTTTTGCCGTGGTTTGCTTCCAACTAGACTTGAATTGCGCAGATTGGACAAAAGAGCATATAACATCGCGTCTGCGCTCCAATCGTCACAGTAGAATAGGCAAGAAAAACAGATAACAGGGTCAAGGCGATAAAGTTATCGTCTGAACCTCACAAATGTTTTTCACTACACAAAATACAGGAGAAAAACAACTATGGCACTTACCAACATCGAACGTGAGACTATCATCAACTTCAACGCAGCGGAGGATACCGCAGAAGTCTACACGGCTGACCCGGTTTACATTCGCAAGCTGGACAAGCTCTGTGAGCAGTTCCCCGATACATACAAGTTTATGGCGGAGCTGTCTGCCAAGCGGTGCAAGGAATCTAAGACCTATTTGATGCCGAAGCGTCTTGTGAAGTTCCGGTCACCTGTCACTCGTAAGATCAGCGAAGAGCAGCGTGAAGCACTGGCAGAGCGTCTGCGCAAGGCAAGAGAAGCCAAGAATATCTAATCTTAGCTCATACGACTACAAAACTGCTGTATCAGAAAGCATGGAATGGTGTCAGGTGGTAAAACTACCCTCTGCGGCTATTCCGTGTTTTTTCGTCTGTTATTTATCGAGAGAAAACGGCAAGGTCTGATTTTGAGCAGGAGCCGTCTTGATCGAGTGGCGTTTGGGCTGATATGGCTGCGACTATCAGTGTGATGCGTTTGAATGCAAATGGATGCGACTATTGCATACCAAGTGATACGAATCGTACCAGTTGATACGAATGGTATGCGTTGGTATCATGGTATACCAATCTTCCCCCCTTTCTTCCCCCTC